AGTGAGTGCTTGGCTAATCACTGTTTCTTTGTGAATCCTTGAGTTAGATTCATTTAATTTGTCAATCCACTGTACTGGCATAGTTTTCCCTCGTTAATTAAATAGAAAGTAATTATACTATATCACTAGCAAAAAGTAAACAGTTAAATGTGCTATGCGTAAACGCTAATACTAAATTGATCAAAATTCATATTATCTTCACCNCCCGAACAGGGCTAACAACATTTTCACTTTCCCGTATGCGATCCGTTTGTGTCTTCATATCAACCTCGAATGGTTGGTTATACACATGAACAACATAGTGAAAGCAAATGGTGCCAGTGATCATCGTTATTCCCCATTGGCAAATACATTAGGACTGCCTGATAAAATAATATGATTATCGTAAGCATCTCCTACCCTTGCTATATTTTCGCCATTGGCATACACATTATCAGAAAATGTATCGCAAGCCGGTGAATGTGGTGCACAACATGGTCCAGGATATGAATGCTCAATCATAGTGTCACCCTTCCTAACGACACCAATACCGTTAATAAACACATTCGCTGAACCAGTGTCAGTTGACTGTGCTGAGGGTGACCCACAACACAGACCAGCGCCATCCGGTGAATCTACACTATCTACACTATCTTTTCTAGCTATCGCTGGCATACAGCTATTTAGCCCCTTAGAATTCGCTTCTCTTTGGGTAGGTCTAATGCCGAGGTGCTTTCATTGTATACTTCATACATATCAGTGCCAATTTGTCCTACGATAGCACACGAATCTATATTAACCCAAAACAGTTCTTGCGGATTGCCAGACATCATAGTTGGTATTAATTGTGGTCCATCTGCACCCATCCCGACACTTAATGGTTTACTCAGTCCTAGTGCAACCCCGAAATTATTAGTATTGCCATCATCTTTGACTAAAGTTGCATCACCAATAGTTTCTACTTTTGCGATTACTTCTTCACCACTATTTAATTTAAAACAGTAAACCTCACCCTCTTCAAATTTAATCATATTAACTCCGCTACTTTGCTTTCAATTGCTGTTCTAGCCATTCCACGCAATCCAGTAAATCCACCTTCTACTAGTATGTTATCACCTACGTAAAATTGCGGCACAGATTTGTGTCCTTTCTGTATTATAAAATCCTTTGCAATCATATCTTCTTCAATATTAATATCTGTATATTTGATATTGTGACTTTCTAATAACTTCTTTGCTTGCACACAATGTGGACAAGTTGTTTTACTATATACTATTACCATTTTTTCTCCTGTTTACGTTAATTTTTTTTACTAATATTCCTTCCGATATGTACTCTTCCGTGACCAACACCGTATTATTGGCACTTGGTTCATTAGTAAAATACAATTGATATGCATCATCAATGTCATTAGAAATCTTATTTCCGGTGGTCATATTTATTACAGCTACATTGTACACGCTAGCAATTCTATGCCACAACTTCTTGCCATCCAATGTCTGTTCAAAATCACTCATTAAGTTCATCTTTTCAACATTCTTAATGGAATCATATGTCAACAACCCTAATCCTTTGCTTTTATACGTAGGTTTAATTTGAACACCATGTATTTGGATATAACTTGCTGTTCTTGTATTTTGCAGTGATGCTCCTACCATACATATAACATCTGTTGTACTGCATAAAAAATATTCAATATACCCAGCTGTTATTCTTTTATATAACGAATACTCGATGCTATCTGGATTTGATAGCACAGGGTTTCCTATTAGGTTAGATGTGTTTTTTACATCATCAATCGTCATAGTATGTAATTCATCAAGGTTTATCCCTGATGTATTTGTTTGTGCTATCTCAACTACTTTCATTAATTTTTCCTTTTACTCAAATAACTCATTGAATGTATTCCTTTCTCTTTCTACTATATTAACCTCACCATCAGCTGATAAGTCAAAATCATCAGATGATGCTATTCTTGCCTTGGCAATCTGAAAATATTGTTCATCTAATTCAATACCAATGAATTTAAATCCCCCAAGTTTTGCTGCTAATCCAGATGAACCACTCCCCATAAATGGATCTAATGTTATACCATTCTTCGGTGTCACCATTCTTTGTAAGTATATCATCAATTTAATTGGTTTAACAGTTGGATGTGGATTTCTACTCATTTGGTGATTTGCAATATTACCTTCACTTCTCTCAAAATCACCCCCGTCAAACTTAGAATTCACTACTTCTTCGAATGCATCCAATCCGTGATTTCTTTCAGATTTAGAGGTTTTAGCACAATAGAAAAACCTTGATGCACCACCTTTATCACCATAATTCGCATTTGAATTATAATATTGTTCTTTATTTCCAAAAAAACTAGACACATCGGCAGTAGTTGGATTTATATCCTTGCCAGATGATAATACCCCACTCTGTTCATCCATTATTCTCACTGGGCATCCAGGATGGCAATTGTATTCTTCTACGGTTTCATTTCCATCCTCATCACCATATTTTTGCATTGCGATCCGACCATACTCCCCATAACAGGTGGCATTCTCACCTCCGGTGTGGCTAGGTTCATTGCCAGTAATCGACCCACTCTTATTTTTAATTTTTTTAACACCTATACATTCGCAATCTGGGTGATGCGACAAAATTACGTTAGATGGGAATCTGCCTTTTGGATCAGCATCAGCATATATAGTTGGTTTCATCCCTGAGTTATCATTAGTCCATACATTTTCATCATTGCGTGGTTTTCTGTTAGTAGTTTTCCGTTCCCCAGATAAATTTACTGGGCCAACTCTACTCTCATCAATATTGATCCCACCTGTTCCATATTCTAACACATTCTCAACCACTGTTCCTATCAATGGTTTTCTTGCCATGCAAATTGGTTCCATTGCTGGTTTCAAGTTGGTTCCCCAACCAACGAATTGCTGTGCTTCATCACTAGATGCTTTAGTTACGGTAGGAACATATTCTCTTCCATTATCCTTAATCCATGAACCAGTCTTATCTTGATCTGCACCAGGTATCATTCGTTTTACGGCTCGACCTTCAAACACCACTTCTTGTTCATGCCCTAATTTTTTATCAATCGCTTTGCTAATATTCTGGCTTTTTGGAAATCCAGACCCAAAATTCCAAGAAATCAAGTTTCTTATCTCAAATCCAGCATCCTCGATCCTAACTGCCATTCTATGATATGTGCGAGTGCTACTAAATGACAATATGTGTCCACCAGGCTTCAATACCCGCAAACATTCTTCAAAAATCTCTTGTCTAGGAACATCATAATCCCATGTATTGCCCATAAAACCGCTTGCTGATGTTTTCCCACTATTCTTAGCAGCACTTAACCCATACGGTGGGTCTGTGACAATGCTATCCACACTATTCTCATCCATTGCCTTTAATACACCAAGGCAATCACCATTATGTAAATCTATGTCCATCATATCTCCCAGTGATTAATTAATGAATCTATAATACCACATCCAAGTTGAAAGTTCATCCTCTTAATTTTAAAACTTATCATTGGAACTTGTTGCAACCATTGTTCGGTGGCTGAACCAACGTATCATAAGTCATCTAAGTCAAAATCCTCATCTTTGCTTGAATCTATAGCAGCAACATAATTAACAGATTCAATCTCTTGCGGTGCAGATTTTACATGTGAAGAATCTAAATAGTTATCTATCCAAGGCACTGGATTGCTACCAAATACAATACCAAGTTTCGTATGGTCTAATCCAATATTAATCATCCGAACCGCAAAGATATAAGTCATATAATCTTTAAGGATAGTCTCATTCATGCCAATAAGTGGACATCCTTTGCTAAATAAGTATTCAATCCAAGCCATTTCCTCGTTATATGCAGTTCGGAATAGATCATATACTTCTTCATCCATTTCCTTTGCAATCTCAACAAACCCCTCAGATTTATCTTCACGAAGCATTTTGATAATTTTTTGGAATATATTAAGATGAATCATTTCATCACGAGCAATCAATTTGAAGATATTTGATGAACCAGGGAACAACTTGGTTGGCTGTTCACTAAATGACCAGTTTGTAACAAATGTACTAAAGAATCTGATACCCTCAAACATATTCAACACAATGGCAGATTTATATATTGCCTTTTTAACATCAGTCTCCGTGATCTCAGGAAATGGCTTATCTAATCCATTATCGGTACATGTTTTATTTGCATCCATCTTATCAAATACTGCGGTAGCACTATCAAAACTTGCCAAAATCGAGGTTGCACGTTTTTGAACTTGTTCATCATGTATAATATTATCAATAAATACATCAACATCATTGTAAATTGCACGAACCATTTCAGTATATGATTCAGAATTACCAGTAACAGCCACCTTACCGTTGAGTCTAGTAATGATGTATGAGCTTGGAACAGTTACACAATATATATTGCCTTCGTAATGTGCCTTAGTTTTCTGAACTGTTCTGCCGGTTACATAATCCCGATCAACAATTGATACTTGGTAATAATCTTTACTTCGTTCCCCTAGATCCTCACCATTAAACCCAGTGGTTTTTGATTTATATATGGTTGATCGCTTACCACACAATACTATAATAGCATGAACTTTATTAACAGCATCAACATTAGTATTATTATAAACTTTAGTTCCTTCTTTTCTAACACACCCATCCCACAACACAAGGTTATCTAAAAATTCACTACACCATCTATGCGACACATGTTCCAAGTTAACCCATTCAAAGGTTTTATCAATATCAAAATCAATCCAAACATAAAAATCGGTATACCCCTCTTTGGTATTATTTTCATTCACTGTGTGTCTAAACCCATGCAATAATTCCCGAAGTTGTTCCTTTTTTCTTGATTTCTTAAAATGAAATCTAATACAAGTTCCATCTTTCGTAATATTTCCACCATTTACCAATGTTCCATCTGCTTGGTAGGCAATTGCCATCTTCTCATTTGGAGTTAGATAATGAGTTGACCCAACCTTATATCCAGATACAGGCAATTTATGATTAGTAACTGACGTGTCTTCTGCAAATTCCACACGTAATGCATCATCATTATACCTATCAAAATATAAAATTCTATGATTTGGGGTAACCTGTTGTAAATAGTGTCCTTGTTCAAATGTATACATGTCCCCAGAATATTCAGATTGAATAATATCAAGCGGCGGAGTAAATGTTATAGAACCATCTTCTTCATAATTAGCAACTTTGGTATCATTATCTACATCTCTAAAGTCTTTAAATCCTTCCGCAGTCAAAACCTCAGTGCCCTCCACACAACAATGCAATAATTCGTTATTCTGATGATTGGTGATATACAATTCCCATTCGGGATTATTTGATATACCACCATTATTAAATAGTTGCAATGGTGCTCTACCTGCACAACTATCCAATGTGATTGCAAACTTCAACCCAGCTTCATAGATATGCTGCCCAGCCTCGTCTAAACTATCAAAATCTCGCTTTTCATTTGATAAATCAATTTCAAATTTTGACCAATTGCCAATCGTTCGCATCTCTTCTGCATAATCCATTATCCAGGGGTATTTCGGATCATGAAATGTTTGAATATTTCTATTGCAACTATTCTCACCTAAAAATAAATTTGTATTTTTTGATACTACTGTGTCACCTAAATTAAAAATTTTACAACTCATGTTATTCTCCACTATTTAATGTAAACCAAACTTCCACAATCCCACACCCTATCATACCCATTAACCAACATATTATCATATTCCGACATAGTTGAATCAAACACCCTAACCAACTTGTTCAATTTATGTTTCTGATATTTATTCCTTGACTCTAACTTACTATCCACCAAATATCTATAATTTGGTGGCGATTCATGACTTTTCTTCATTCCTACGGCATCATATCCTTTGCCATCAGAATATCGTCTATCCGCATAACTAACCATATTATCAGGACATCTGGCTAATAATTTACTTAACCCACCAACTACAGTTATCCCTGTTTTAGTAGCACTACGAATCAATTCATATTCAATAGCTTTATCATATCTCGACTTCCCAACAATAACCATTTGCATCAATTCATCATTATAGTACAACCCCAACTTAATACCACCGCCTCGGAATCCACTCAAATGATTCTGCACCATGAAATCCCTACTTTCGTCCATTGAAACCTCACGCACCACACATTTTCTCGCAAACACTCTATGAGTCAACCCCAATTTAGATAAAATCATACTCTTCCAGATATTTTGCTTGATTGGATCATTCCATTCATTTTCGTAAATATGAAGAAGCTGAATTCCTCTCTCCTCACATCCTCTAGTTTTTGCCAAATGGTATGTTCTATCTTTGCCTTTCCCCTCTGTATGCCAATATATACCATTATATTCTATTGCTAATTTGTACTCTGGCAAAAATATATCAAGTTCCTTGCCACCCAAACATGTCCTATCATTATGCAATACTGGATGAAAAATATGTTCTTTAAGAAACTCAATAATTTCAATCTCCGCAATAGAATTCATGTACCGTAAATCTACACCTGCCCGGTTTAAATGAACAATAACATTGGATTGCGAAACACCCAATATTTGCGAAACCATTGCACAATTCGTATGCTTATTATATAACTCTATCGCTTCATCTATATCAAATAATGTAGGCAAATGATCAAAACTATCTCTATATTTCTTACTCTTGGTGAAAAATTCACTCCCGTATCTATCCAAACATGTTTCTTTTGCTTTCTGTTTGAACTCTTCTGTTTGTGTATATGATTCACTCCCGTATCTATCTAAGCAAGTTTCTTTTGCTTTCTGTTTAACTATCGGACTCTGTGATGTTGCACCATACCCATATTTTGTAATATTTGTATTTTTAACACGGGTTTTAAACTCTTCTGTTTGTGTGTATGACTCATTTCCATATCTATCTAAGCAAGTTTCTTTTGCCTGTTTCCTATTGTTATAGTGTATATCACCATACAACAGTTCTTTGGTTTCTCTCTGTTTATCTTTCGTGTAATATGTCCCACAGGATAATGAACAAAACTCATAAAAATTTTTAGTATGATCATTCCAATTAGTAATATCATTTCCACACTTGCATTTGGGGAATCTATCAATATTTTTTAATATCATATGGACACGCATATAAAACTTCACATCACCAAGAAACGAGGTCGAATTAACAATAACATCATAATACTCTATAAGACCATGATTAGTAAACCAATCAAGGTGTGTTCTCTTCGGATTTAATGTTCCACTTTTAGTAAGTAATGTATTATTAATAAATGTTGTTAAATTGCACATCCACCCGACCCACACCCAGACACAACTGTATCTGATTTATTTTCTTTATCCCTTGTGCGAATATAATACAAACTCTTTAACGAATACTTGTATGCTGTCAAAATATCACGCTTAACACGGTTCGAATCCAACACCCTATTTGGAATTTTAGTTAAGTCGTACCATTGGTTAACACTAATCCCTTGGTCAATAAATTTATTGATGACAGCAATCAATTTCAAGTATTCACTAGAATCATTATTCGGCATCTCCCATGCTTTCATATAGTATTTCTCTTTTTCGAAATCTGGTACCAACGATTTTACTGTATAACTAGCACTCTCAAATGTATCCGTAATTGATTGTATTGGATCTACCCCTTGGGTGCTATTACTGATCAGGCTTGAACTTGCGGTTGGCGGAATTGCTGATAAAGCTGTGTTTCTTATACCATATTTCAGTAAATCTTTTCGTAAACCTTCCCAATCACATAACAGATTATTAGCAATCAAACTATCTATATTTTTATTGTATGTGTCAATTGGCAAAACACCATCAGAATACAAAGACTGTTTATAGTATTCACACGGACCTCTTTCTTTTGCTAAACTAACCGATGCCTTAATTAACCCATATTGGAAACGTTCTGCCCAGCGATGTGTTAATTCTTTCGCTTTTTGTGTTCCCAACCGTGCTTCATGTTTCGCTAAAAAATGGGCAAAATCAGAAATACCAATACCCAAGAAACGATACCCTTTGGTCGGATATTTAGTTGCATCCATTGGATAATCCTGTATATCAATCAAATTATCAAGAAATCTCACCATTAAACTGGTTAAGGTATCTATCCTAGTAATATTTGTCAATTTACCAAAATTCACACATCCAAGGATACATAATGATATCATACCATCATTCAAATCATAATCTGTGATGTTTTCAAAGTCAGTTTGTTTAAGACCATCAAATTTCATAGCCCTAGTTGGAAGGAATATTTCGGAGCAATTATGAACTAGTATACCATTGGCATAAAAGTTATGTGTCTCCTCAACTGTAATATCATATACCGGAATTTGTTTGTTTAGTTTTCTAATTTTTAGCATTGTTCTCTTTCCTTGGTGAATACTACATTACCACAATCCCACAATCTCCTGTATGAATTGTTAAACATGTTTTGACTTTCTGTTAAATTCGCATCGTAATCTTCCAATAATGCGACCAACTTATGTTTTTGATACTTGTTTCTACTTTCTAACCGCACTTGGTTTTTTGCAATATAGAAGTAATTAGGCAAACTGTTGCCCATATTATTAAATCCCAGCTTTGTGTATAAATCTCCACGACTCCATCTTCTATTGGCGTATGTTATTATACTATATTGCTTCATCTTAGTCAACAACTTTGATGCTCCACCAACCACATGCACACCCTTCATAGAACAGTAGCGAATTAATTCATAATCGTATTTCTTGTTAAACCGTGGTTTTGAGAATGTCATTACCGCTACGATAGTATCATCATATTCTAATCCATACGAAATACTTGTCCCAATGCCACCTTGTAAATGATTATCATCGCAGAAATTCCTTGCGACCAACGATGTTATCTTAACAGCGTTGGTTTTACGCCCATATATTGTTGTATTCTTCCCTAATTTACCATTTATCACCGACTTCCATATTTCTTGTTTTGTGGGATTTTCCCATTCATTGCTAAAAATGTGCAACAAATGTATACTTTGGCGTTCACATTCTACCGTTTTGCGTAAATGCATTGATTTATCTTCAATCATCGCATTGTTTGGAAATGTTTTACCAAAACTATGCCAAACAATACCATTGTATTCGATTGCTAACTTGTTATCTGGTAAATATATATCTAATTCTTTCCCATCCAATATTGTCCGATCATTCCGAACTAGGTTATGTCCTTGTAAGAATTCAACTAGTTCCCTCTCAGCCGAACTAGAATTTGTTATTTTTATTCCATGCTTTCTTAGATATACTGACACCGTTGAGTGTGCTACTCCGATGATACTTGCAATTTTGGTTGCACTTTCGTACTCACCGTAAAGTTTCTCCAATACATTCTTATTTTCTAATATATCATAGGTAGTTGAATCTGTCCGCGACCGCCATACATTACTATCACCATAACGTTTTATATTCGTCTCGGTGCGTTTCTTTTTAACATCTGCAGATTTTGCTGAACATTGCAAAGAACAATATGTTGGATAGCCCAGCTTAAATGTTACTATTTTGTGTAGTCTGACACCACAATGGTGACAAACAGCACCATCGATCCCGTGGTATACATTATAACATTCCGTTGCAGAAACATCATATAGGCACATTTTACCTTGTGATAACTTTCCGTTCGGCAATATAAATTCAGTCGCTATTAGTTCTTTCGTAATTGAATGACTCTTATTCTTGTTTATGATGACCTGTTTGCTACATCGAGAAGAACATGTTGCCCGAAATCCTTTCCTAAAACTAACAAACCGGGTATAATCACCACACAATTCACATTTCCCCTTTTCTGCCATCTCATGGAATACCATATATAGCTCCATTGGTGTGGATTCTATTCCAAACCGCTTCATATTCACAGGGCTAAGTCTACCATCAACTGTTAGTAAATTATCATCAATGAACTTCTTAGTTAATATGCAATTCATCGCTTTCAACAAGATCACTGGCTTTCACATACCCATTATTCTTAGTATATACCATATGATCGCCAGTACAGACTAGTCGTTGTCCAGTAGCCTCATCCTCAATTTCAAAAACGTCCGCCAATTTATGTGTTTGCGCAAATGCCGTTATTTGTCGATACTCATCTTCTTCATTGGTTATATTATAACTTAATACTTCAATATTATTATATTCCTGTTCTGTTATGTTATCCAACTGATCAATTCGAATTGTCTCATTAACGATATTATTGAGTGCATTGGTATACCGTACAGAAATCATTGTGTCTCCTGCCACACACAAATTAGTTTGGGTAATTCGTTCCTTAAACATCCCCTGTTTATTAATATTATCAATAAAATGAATGTATATTCTTCCAGTTCCCACTCTCTCTTTAACGAGTTTATCAAATATCTCTTTTGCTGGCAATACTTCTTTTCGAATTCCACGCTTTTTCTCATACATCACATACGCTTCATCAAACTTATCAGTATCACCATAGAATTCAAATAGATCTGGAACTTCTTCCGCACTAAACAGGGTAAAGTTTTCCTTTTTTAAGACACGATCAATAAAAATAGATGTCAAACCAATACTATAATCAATAAACCTTGCCCTGGTGGTATTACTCCCTTGGTTATTTTTGTACTCCAGAATGTCCATGATTTCAAAGTTAAATATAGGATAATTGACTACAGTAGCACCCGATCGTAATGCATTCTGTGTAAATTGTTTTGATGTCGCTTCGATTGATTTCAGTATAGGCAATGCACCAGTATGTTTTACTGTATTATTTTTTACGGGTGCAAGAATAGAACGCACATTCCCCATATCAATACCAATTCCAGCGCGTTGTGAAGTCATCAGTGATAATGCATACTCTGTGCTAAGAATACTCTCAGTAGAGTCTCCCATCTTGATCTTACAACAGGAACTAAACATTTTTAATTGAGTTCTTACCCCAGAAATGATTGGAGTTGGTAATGAAATTTCATCATTTTTTAATGCAGTATAGAACTCTATAATAAGTTTTCTTCTATTTTTCTCGGTTGCAAAAATGACCATTGGAATTATCATGAATGTTTCTTGTGGCATCTCCAATAGAATATCAGTTTTGGAATCTTTAATTAAATATTTTGATTCCATTTGAACAATTGATGCATATCCACGATTAAAATTATTATCATAATCTAAGAAATCACCAAAATCACTTATTTCGGCTTCTGTATAATTCTCTAGTAATTCTGGGCTATACAATCCAGAATTAACATTCTTTGTAATATATTCTAAAAATGGTGGTATTTTTCCACTTCCCCCATATACTTGCCTGCGCATATCAGTTACTAATAATCGACCAGCAAAGATATCATAATCTGGGGTATCCACGGAGATCATTTCTGCGGCTGATTTAATCAAGGTGTGCTGAATATCAACTGTCTTGATTTTATTGACAATCTTAATTTCTGCTTTGATTGCTGTGTCAGAAACCGACACATTTAATCCATCGGAACACCACTCCAACATCCTATGGATTTTGTCATAATTTAATAACTCAAGACTTCCATCACGCTTTTTTACATAAATTTCATTAACTGTTGTCATCGATCACCTTCATTATTAGATTGTCCTATATTTACCATTCTAACAGAAACGCCACCGTTTTTCAAGTTATAAAAATTATAAATAACTCACTGAATAGCTAATTGACCCATTTACACCATTATTAGTTGATGTATAGTTTACTGTAACACTATTGACAGATTGGGTTGCAGTTAATGCGATGCCAGTCGGTGAGTTTTCCCACCCATCATCAACGAACATCATATCACTTGATCCGGTTAATCCGGCAGTAATTTTCAATGTGCCGGACTTGACTGCATTGCCACGTGTTATTAAATAATCAACTTTAAATGACTTTGAATTCAAAAAAGATATAGTCATTAACGGCATCACGGCTGATGAATTATCATTCAGTTGGTAACTTTTTCCATTCTCACGATAATATGTGCCTATTTGCATCGGGTGTGCTAAATCAGACGTACTATAATTAGAGTTACCATAATTCACGTTAGTTCTTGGGTATAATCCGCTATCCGAATCAGGTCGTTGAAACATATCACCATAACTAATATTATCATAATCATTAAAATCAACTATTGAGGCACTTGGATTGCCAATATCTTGGAATCCATTGGCAATATCATAGAATATATTAAATGCACTAATATTTAATTTACAATCACCAACTTCTACCCCTTGTGCGAATATATTATCAAACATATTTTGCACAATCCTAACGCCAGTAGGTCCACCATTTACTGGCGTTATACCTAATGCGACACCTTTGTATAAAGTATCAAATTTGGAGTTAGATATAGTTATTCCACGGCAAGCATCATTAATGTGAATCCCGTATGTGCAATTGGTGATCGTACATTTATCTAATGTGATAAGATTGGATATAATGGCATTTGTGCTTTTTACACGCACCGCAGCAATATTATCAGTTGCATGGTTTAAATCAGTGATTGCTAAGTTACCTTTAAGGGTTACGCTATCAAAATAACTCTCAGTGACATCTTCAAAATACACCAAATCTATATTAACTAACGATTCGATAGTTAAACTACTAATTTCAATGTTCCTCGGTGCTATTGAATTATTATTGCCTATATTAGCATCTACTTGGTGTTTGCTATCAGAGGTTCTTAATACGCAATCTACTGTATCTGCACCACTGTATCTGATAACTGTGCTATTCATACCTTCCCCCCATATTTTAGCATACGGTGGGATTTTAATGGTATCGGTGACTTTATAGACACCTGCTGGAAAATACAAACTACGTCTTGACTCTGGGTTTACTTCCCTACAAAACAGTTGGAAAAATGCACGATTAATAGCATTGGTATCATCGGCTTCACCATCACCAATCGCACCGAAGTCTTTAATACTAACGATATCATCAAACTTTGTTTGCATTGTCCTAGTAACAGGACTAGTAGTGGTAGCCCCAGTTCGCGCTACATATCCAGCTGATTCACCCTTAAAGGTATATGTTTTAGCTAATGCTAATATATCACTAAATTCAGTTAGCACCTGTGTATTGCCTAATGCTGGTGCACCATCCTCTAGTTTTCCATTACCGATATACAATCTTCGTTCATCTAATGCCCAACCCAATTCTGCACCAGATAGTTGTGGTAAATCTGTGTCCAATCCGTTGCGATGTGTAATCTTTGATATTTGTGTAATTGCCATATTGTTTTAATCCGTGTTATTTAAGTATTTATACTATTTCACGATGGGTTATTCACATAATATTCTTCAACCCTCTGCCACCAAATCTTCCTACACTTATCGAATTCTTTACTCTCCACTACCCATTCTTGATACTGGGGGTTCACATACACCCCTGGTGATGGATTATCAGGTTTTACACACATAATAATTACACCTCTATTAATATTAGTCTTGTATAATTCATTATGTGCTTCTGCATATGCGGTTAGTTGGATTTTATAATCGGCAACTCTGCTATCTGTTTTAGGTTTATTGGATTGTTTAAAATCCATAATAGCCGGGATACCTTTGTGTTCCCCTACTAGATCGGTTGCACCTGCATAGATATTTGGATAATACAAATCCACTTCCGCACCCCAATATTCGGTAATGTCTCCTAACCCCTTGTCTATAATTTCGGCAGCCATTATATGTGCTTCCTTGGCATAAGGGTTAGAACCTGCTTTCTTAATTTCACCATTTAATACATAACCTTCAAGATAGTTATGCATTCTGGTGCCACGATTGGCAGCTTCGTTGCATATAGCATCAGCTTTTGCTTTGCCTACTGCTTTTCGCCAACCATCCAATGCCTTTTTATCTTTCTCTGGCTTCGTGGTTGATAAGATTGTCGTTACCGATGGTAACTTACCGCTTGGTGTATCATACACGTGATCTGCCGTTCTTGAAATTGATTGGTATGGGTATTTATTTTCCGTTATTAATGTCATCTATATAGCATATCATTTTTTCGGATATGGATCAACCAATGAATGGAATTGCTGATCAACAACACACATTTTACACTGTGGGATAGGAGTATCCAATGCATTATAAAAATCATTATTATAGTCAGTATAATTTTCAATAGTTAACGGTTTATATTGGTTTAACAGGGCAATATCTTCATTTGGTATTTCTAGCAATCCTTGATCTATTAAGTCCAAATAATGCATAACATTGCCACATTTATATAATTTTCCTTTTATAAAATTGTATGTTTTAAATTCAACATAATGACATGCATCATGTGCATCCTGTGGATTATTATTAGATAGAGTCCATTTATCATCATTTGATATCAACGAGTTATTGAGAAAATCTGTTTCCGTTATAAGTGATAATCTGACCCCTCGATGTTTATTGCCAATTGGATCAACCCATTCACCGTTCCCCTTAATACCATCATGAAAATAATCAGATGGATATGGATGACCCTGTGTATTCCGTTCATGGAGATGATACGGAGGGGTAAGATATTCATCTATAATATCATATATCTGTTGCCTAGCTAATTCATAATGAAGACTTATCTCAATTTCTATATTATTATCTTCTTGTGCTTGTTTTAACCCTTTCGCTCTGGCTAGATATGTGCCATTGGTTAATAACACAATCCTAGTATCCGGCCATAATTCACGTAACCCATACATCCATTGCGTAACCGTAGGGTTCATTAATGGTTCACCACCTATAATTACAATTTTGTCATCAAATGTAACTCGCTTACTCCATTCTTTGTATAAGTCTTTATAATCGTCCCAATGCTGATGTCCTTTAAATTTTAAATTATTAAATCGGTTACACCCATTGCATGTAAGATTACATACATTGGTAATATAAAATTCTGCTATATTAAGATGTTTCATTATACTTATTTAATATAAGCAATGATAGGTGTGATATTATTGTCTACGATCCATAGCACGATGTGCCATTTGATCTACTTGTTGTTCTGACTGCTCTGCGTCAGATGGAACACCCATGCTTTCAGGACCACTTGCTTCTATTTCCGTGGAAAACCGAATTTCACTAGCATCCATATCAGCAATTCCTGGGAATTGTCCCTGTTCAACCATTGACATCAGCATATCATCATTGATAGATATCCCCATATTACCTACCAACGAAATAAAAGAATCCACTGACATTTTACCACTAACGTTCTTATCATCAGACAATCCAATGATAACCTGGTTAATACTATTGATTACTTCCTCTGTGGATTCTTTTAGTATTTCGTTTATGAACATTATCTACGTTCACGACCAAGATCTTCAACATCTGAATCAAATTCCATATCGGCTTCTGGTGCAATGTCATCCAATCCTTCTAGATCCAATTCATCAGCCATTGGGTCAGCTTCCATTCCCATATCTGCTGGCATACCTACTTCCTCACCAGTAACAATCCCTACCGCACTTTCCATTTGTGATTTGGCATCCTTTAATTGATCAGCTAATGTTTGCAATGCTGTTGTCATAGTTTCAGAGAATTGGACAGATGATTCAATGCCCATCTCAGCTTTTACACTATCAGCCAATGATGGAATATCCTTGTATTGTACATCAACCATCTCTTCAATCATCTTTTGAATTCTGTCAACAATATCCTGTGCAGCTAAAACTACTTGTGCATTCTCAACATCACCTTCCATTATAGCTCGTTTTGCACCACGCTTGTTCTCAACGATCTTTCGCATAAATTTAATTGCAGTGTATCGATTTTCAAGAACTTTGACCAAACCTTCTTTCACACCTGATTTTCTTAACTTTTTGCACTCTGTAGTAACATCTTCACCAGATGCTGACTTTTTAAGTGCATTACTGTATTCATCTGATTTACCTGGTACTATACTCATATTATCCTCTTTTGTTTTGTTTGATGCACCAAACGATCCGGCGCTCTCTTTTAGTTCACTTACCCTTATAGTCAATGCTTCAGCAAGCATTATCATTCGTAAGTATGTAGGGTTGTTTTCACTTCTATGAAACTGCACCGATCCTTTGTATTCCTTGATATTTTGTCTGATCTTAGATAACATTTTGTTACCACCCTTGAAATCAATGTTACTCACATCAATGTGTGATCCAAATTGGGATTCATACAACTTAAAATAATCAGTTGAGGTTGGTTTATGTGATAGACTTCGTAGTTTCATTAGCTAATCCTTTCGTTTTAATATATTTAGCTTTTTTAATATAATTCTGAAGTTCATGTTTTGCATCATTGTACCGCCGTATATCATGATGTAATTTTAATTCTATTATTGTTTTCTGTTCAGCACTTATACTAGATTTTAATATATCATTGTAATTTCGTATATCAAACCACCTATTCCCCAGTATTCTATCATAATATATAAGATGTTTCTGTAGCATATATTCATTTAATTTGTTAGCTACACACCACGACAATGCTGTTGATATATAGCCTACCGTTTCAATATATTCACCATCAGCGTATATTTCAAAGTTTCCATTGTTATCGGTCACATGATATATTCCGAATACAATATATGTATCACCAATCTTAACAACAGATGCTGACATCGTTTTTAATGTATCCCGTGATATATTATGCAATGTTCTACTTAACAGTTTAAAGTTAACATCCATTTATTCGTTACCTTGTGCAAAATATGTATTTCTTGACTCAGAACAATCAACATATGGGGATACATTATCCCCTTCCAATAAATTGACCATCATAGGCACATTATTGCAATCTGAATACAATAACCCAATCGGATCGTTGTCTGTCGCTAATGCATCGGTGGTTTCATACCCGAACTCGACCATCCATACCGGATGATTCGTTGTATAGTGTTTGCCAAATTCATAACGGTTTATATCATCATCAATTGAAATCGGCCCATCAATGTCCATTGGTTGTATTCGCAATGATAATAGTTGCAATAATGTCTCAAAATTTCGCTGTTGTCTTCTGGCAAATAACCATTTTTGTTCGGTATCAATCACATTGCCTGTGTTATCAGTATACAATAAATCTTTCTTAAAGTTTCTTATTACACCAGTACTGGTAATATCAATTAATGTGTAGGCTTTTATTCTTTGCATAATGCAACTACTGTTTTTAGTCTTTCTAATACACTCTGTATATTGGGGTCTTCTGCAATATCATCCCAATCATGTGCCTCCATATACTCATTCCACAGAAATACTGGACTTTGTATTAATGTTCTTTTTGTCGCACCCATTTCTCTTTCATACACAGTTTTACCACCATCAGGACTTTCATATATTTTGGTCATGTTGATATTTAAGCCATAAAAAAAGCCTAGTTAAAAAACTAGGCTTTTTCAATACTAAATTATATCTTAGTAGTTAGCTAGTGCAGCCGAGGTTACACCTGTTACACTACCAAAATTAGAACCTGCACCGATTGCTGGACCTTCTGTGATGATAGTAACAACATCTGTTACTCCTGCTTCAAATGCACCGACTGCGGTGATTGAATTTGTAGTTTGAATAAACTGACAAACTGAATTTAATTCTGCTTGTGTCATATCCGTTTTGCTGAATGTTGAAATCGCAATATCGCGACCGATTGCCTCAAATGCACCATGATTTCCATGAACTTTAGTTACTGCTGGCATAATAATTCTCCTAAATCTATTTTATGTGGCTTTCGCCGTTACTTTTATTTATCCTTTTTAGCAAAAAAGCTATGCCCTCATTCTTAATTTTTGCGCAATCCTCTCAATTGCAATGTATAAATCGGGGTACACCTGTTCGCCTTTTCGCATTAATATCATTAAATACCGCATCAATTGTTCCTTGTCATGTGAATTCATACCAGAATAATCAGCGATCCTTCGCCGAATGCGCCAATGAATGCTTTCCACTCCTTTTAATCTTCGCAACATCATAATCAGCATCTCATTGTAATCCCGCTCATCTACTTTGCCAGATGCTATAATCCTTAAATTCCGTTTAATTCGCAATTCAGGCAATGTTATATCCGATCCTTTTACCAAATCTGAATACTGATCTTGTTTGAATACCAACACTAAAACATTATATAAATCAGGTTGGCTAGTCTTAAACCCACTATAACTCTGTTGATTAACTAACTGCTGTGCATATCTTGCGGCTTGCTTTTTGTCCTCGTGATACACTACCTTTAGTGCTAATAAGAAATTCAATGCCTTTATAGCGATATCATCAACACTCATGCCTCTGACCAAAGACAATCGCTTAAATGTCCTTGATTCTTCCAAATTATCAATGAATGCATATTTAGATTCTTGCTGTATTGCTTTATTAACCATCTTACTAACTTTCTGCTTATTAACCCTCCCCAATGTTATAGGACTTATTCTATATAATGTCATATAGGTGGATTTAGCGGTTCTGTTGTTATCTAAATTGCTTATATGGCTAGGTTCTTCTACTTCAACATCCAATGTGAAGTCCATATCTTTATCCCAATACCAAACATCATTGAATTTAACCCATCTATTCTTATGCTGATGTGTTACTATTCTCACTGGATGGGTTGATCCAGTTGTCATTGGTCCAGATATCCCACCATAGTCAATGACATCTTCGTCTGGTGGTATTGATTCGGTTACTTGACTAATAGTATATGTTGCTATAATTTTAGTCATTTTAGTTCTAGCTAGTTGGTTATTCAATATATTTCCCAAGTCAACGAAATCTTGGATTTGTTTTCTAATATTGGGATCGGCTTCTTGTATATTCAACATTGATGCCAATTCCATTGCTAAGATAGAATCTGATAGCACATCACCGTATTGTGATTTTAATTCGTTGTATTTACCCTTCCACGAATCAACATATGAATTGGATATTTTTCTAATAGAAGGAAGTGATGACACAAAAGCCAATATGGATGCATCGGTTGTCGCTGGACTTAATATCTTTTGCTTAATTCGATCAATATCATTTGAAATTTTATCATTAAACACACTAATTCTCATTAACTCGCTGAAGACTTCTCTGAAACTTACGCACATCCTTGGTTCTAATAGAATTAAGCATTTTTCTGATTAGATCCCCAGCTTGGTCTTCGGGGTAAGCATCTTCCATTAATTCTATAATTCGGATAGCACTTTCAATGATGTTATCTGCCCTAGTTCTAATAATATGTTTTTTATCATGTTCTATATCAATTGACATGATCTCTTCTAGTATACCTTTAGTGCGTGACTCCATTATGATATTTAGTTCTTTATCTTAGCAAGTAAGCCTTTAACTTTAGAGGAATCTATACTGCCTGATACCCTACCTGTGCTACTAGTCTGAACAGTTCCGTCCGAGTTTACACTAGTAGTTGTCTTTAAATTCTGCATAATTTCGTTAGATGTTGGGGAATTGGCAGTATATGTATCACCGGCATCAGTAATCCGAAGGGAATTTATATCAAAATCAAGTTCAATTTTCTGTCCTACACCAGCACTAGATCGGGTTTTCATCAATTGCAGTTGGTATTTCCCACGTTCTCGCATCATATTGTTTGTCAAAATCCCAAATACATTATCAGCAGTATTGATTTTTGATATACCACCCGATATGTGACTGTGATCAAAGTCTGTTTCATCCACACTAGACCGATTCAATTGGGATGCCGTAACCATAATAATATCCAATTCCTTCGCAAGGTTACGAATCTCTTCACTAACGTACTTGTCTTTTACGAATAGATTATCTGGACTTACCTTAGCAGTGACTGGCATTAACAGATCAAGGTAATCAATGCACATAGCACCAATTTTTATTCCAGTTTGTACTTCCAGTTCCTTGACATATGCACGAACATCATTGACCGTACTTTGTGCTGCCATGTATTTAATTCTTAATTCGCCCGATTGCTTCGCTAACATTTTCACTTTCAGTTCAACATTATCAATGTCTTTGAATATATTTTTTGACGGGGTATCAGTCATCATAGCATCCATTCGCATGCTACACAGGTCTTCACTCAATTCTAACGTGATAAATGCACAATTTAACCCTTTCTGAACCCAATTAACCATTAAGTTCTGCATAAACAGCGATTTTCCACTCCCAGACCCACCGGCAAATATTTCCAGCTCTCCTTTATTAAATCCCCCGTACAACTTTTTATCTAATGTTGGCCATCCTGTGCTTATCTGCCCGTTATTAGATTTAATAGCTTCCAATCGTGCCCTGGGATCATCAAAATAGTCAGTTCCCATATCTCTTGTCAAACTGATTTGCACTGCATCCTTTATTAGTTTCTCAACTGGATCATAGTCGCCCTTTTCTAGCAAATCAACACTTTCAAGAATAGCACGTTCTAATTCCTGCCTGCGGGTAAAACTTTCAAACTCCTCCATAAACCACTCATAATGACCATCATTCAAGTCATCAATAGGCAGTAGATCAATACCAGTAGTTACTTTCAACTGTTTTCGTTCAGGCATTGTGCTATACTGATCAGTGTGTTCGGCAATCATCTGTGCAGCTGGTTGCAACGATAAATCAAAATTAGCTACATTATAGATGTTCTGAACACGCACATAACTCTCCGCATTATTCATCATCATTTCCAAAAAAAGTTTTTGGATTTCTTTGTTATACTCTTTCATTGATTCGTTTCTGTAATGCCTTTTTTGCTAATTTTATCTTAATACTACTTGTTTTCCTATACTTCATTATATACATCAATGTTCCCAATTTACCATACTCAATAACCGCATCATTTACATCTTTAATGCCTTGATCCCATAATGGAATACTAACACTAAAACTATTATCCAATGCTTGGTCTATTAATTTTAACCCTGCTTTATCTTGGTCTGGTACTACTATGATCTCTTTTCCTACTCGTTTCAACTGCATTGCTTGTACTTCACTAATTTCATTATGTAATACTGCAATGCCGTCTATACTTATAGCATCAAATACTCCCTCAACAACTATTGCTATATTCCATTCAGGTCGTTGAAAATCCAACCCAAATATATATCCAGGCTGTTGTTCATTAAGATACTTTGGGTGTCTATCATCTAAAAATCGTGAAGTATAACCCACTAATTCATCTTTGTACATATACGGTACGATAATTCTATTGGCGTTTCTACCTCCATCCATTGGTGTTATATGATATGGATACATCATATAATCCAATCCTCTGGAATCTAAATAGTCAACGAACCTTACATCAGATACAGTGATCTGCTTGCTATTTAATGGATAATCAACCGTATTAAATGATACATTGCTAGACACCGCATTGCGATTATGTAATATATCATCTATACTCTTATTTCGTAAACTTTCCAATGTAAGATGTGCTATTTCTGTTTCTGGGACACCTAACCAATTTAATAATTTTCTAGTTTTGATGCCAACAGGTTTCCCCATCATAAATCCTGTCTTAAACCCACAGTTAAAACAATGGTATATCCATCCATCACCATCCTGTATTATGCCACCACGTCCTTTGGTGTCGTGAGTTTCACCATTGTGAATACAACAGGGGGCATTAAACGAGATCCATCCGCTTGCAGATTTTTTTCGTTTGTTTGGCAAATATGAAATGATATCCAACATTATTGCATATCATAACACAATACGACAGATTATTCAATCATCATATGCATCCACTACTTCTTGCACAATACCAGACCTCACTATATCTGTTCTTTCAAACGTGATTAATTTAACTGCGTTGATATGGTCTAATCTTTTTACGGCATCTGTTAACCCACATTGCCCTTTGATATCCCGTTGCGATACATCACCGTTGACTACAACTGTGCAGTTTTCACCGATCCTTGTCAAAAATAATTTCATTTGTATTGGTGTGCAGTTTTGTGCTTCATCTAATATAATCCAAGCATTTTTAAATGACCTGCCACGCATATATGCCAATGGTGATGCTTCAATTCTTCCAGCTTTAGTCAATCCTTGCACATGACCTTTACCCAACCGTTCTTCCAATACATCCTTGAATGGTTGAAAATATGGTGCAAACTTGTCTTCTAATTCACCAGGAAGAAATCCAAGGTTTTCCCCTGCTTCTTGCACTGGTCTCGTGACTATTATTTTTTCTGTTTTTCCCTTTGCTAATGCTTCTGCTGCCAATGCACCGCATACGTATGTTTTACCAGTGCCAGCTGGTCCGCATCCGAATGTAATTAAGTTGTCGTTGATTGAATTTATGTATGTTTGTTGCATTGGTGTCAATGCCCTTAATGGTTCATTAACCCTCGGTGTTGTGTAATCTTGTATCAGCGTTACTACTTCGTGTGCCTGTTCTAAATATTGCGCATTATTATTATCTAAATTGCCCCGCTTTAGTTCTCTGAGAAAAGAACGTCTTTGTTTCTTTGTCATATAGATTCCTTGTTATTTTTACTATTTTTATCTCTGTATTTCTGCTAACCTAACCGTTATACTCCCTTTAAAGACTTGTGACTGTAAAAATATTTAGCACTAATATAGTTGAATAATATCAGTATATAATTCAATACACTAAATAAAGTTTATACTTGAATACCTATGTCTGATGATCTAATAAAAAAAATAGAGGAGAAATACCCTTTCTTATCAATCTGCCAATACGCAGGTGATGAATATATTGGTATCATAATGAATCGTGACAAGAGTATTCTTACGATGTATGACTATGATATGATTAAAATCCCTGAATTAAAGAAGCATTTTTTAGAATTGGGTGAAACATGGTGGTGGGAATCTAGTAGGAATATACCAATCAATCTTTTTTTAAAACACGAATGGGATGTATTTAAAAATTACAAGCGTGTATTCACGAACAAGAATGTTAAAATATTATGTGGTCCAAACACTAGCCTAACCGAAATAGCAATACAGAAGAAGAAACGAAAATCAATTATTCTCGTTCGTCGTGTTGAATGAACTCTTCATTAATTATGTTCATATGAAGTGCTACTAACATCGCATATGATACTGCATGTGCTTTCTTAAAATAGTAACTACCATCATTCGGCTTATCCCAAATACCCTCAGCTATTTCTCCCCACGACTTATCCAATAAGTGCCGCTTCGCTGGTCTAACTAGTGCTAAAAACATAGCCATCTTCGGAATACTATCAGGACGCAATCTACATATTAAATCATTGTAATTCCCAATGTGTATTACGTGTTCGCAAAAATCCTTATCTAGTAATTTCTCCCACTGTGGTTTCTGTGCGAGTAAATGTTCATAGTGATCTTGATCTTTGATGAGTTTATATACTGAAACATTCAAGAAATCAACCTTGAAATATCCACGAGTATCAGCTTCTTTATAATCAATACTTGCACAATCATGCACAGGATCATACGGAATATCAGTAACATATACACCACTATTATGATGCTTTGATTCCGTATTAGTTTCTTGTCTTGCTGGTATGTGTTTAATCAAATTAAGTATATCTTCACGGTCAGCAAAATCAATGTCAATATCAGCATTATGTGCCATATTTACCAACCCGCCTTAGTTAACATTTCTTTGGTATATACCTGGTCTTCCTCATAATCATTAAACTTTTTTTGCCAATAATCTGGTGCAATGTAATCCCATATGATTGCCATTTGATCCTCGTTTAAACCATTTAAAAACTGCTGTCCGCTGTCACAATTGTATATAACCCACGCACTCAGTTCACCTTTTGTAATAGCAAGACATATCGCATTAGTGCCACCTTTTCGCAATAAATCTGAGTATACATTATTGGTTAACTCTGCCCAGTTAACACCATGCCGTAACCCACGACTTAATGCATCGGTTGAATGTTCGGTATGTAATAATTTTAACTTATATTCAGCATACGTCGAATCCTTTGCCCAATGATCTAATTTTTTTCCACTTCCAATCACAAAATCGGCAAATTTAGCTGGATTAATAGCATTGATATCATTGCAATACCTACCAAACTTTACAAAAGCATTATAATATGAACTTTTTATAAAATCCTCCTCCGATTTTAATTTAGCTGACCCTTGTGAATATTCATAGAATTTTAGATAGGTATTAAACCCATACCGAACCCCTTTTTCAGTTCGTTCACAGGATCTTTTCTTTGGTTCACATAAATGAACGATTAATGATTTTTCACGCTTAAAATCTTTATTA